AGGAAGTTGGTGAACTCACCCACCATCTCGTTGAGGTTCGAGTCCCAGTGGAGCCGGAACTCCACGCGCGGGTTCGTCCGCCCGGCTTCCCGGGCGAACTTGAAGTCCCCTACCTCTGGCAATTGCTTCACTTGATGTGCTCCGTGTACTCTTCCACAACCTGGGCGAACGTTTTACCAGAGAGGCCCGACAAGTGTAGCATGCCAGCCAAGATGATGTCTCTCATGGCTGGCGGACACTCCTTGCCATCGATCTTGACCGTGTAGTCGTCCAGTCGGGTGACCGGCATCGTGCTCATATTGCCGAACACTGAGATCTTGGCTAATCTGTGTTCAATTTCTAGTGTCATAGTATCCTTGAAGTTAATTACCTGTCCCATACTCTTTGAACTCGTCGGGATTGTTTGGGAATGCTCTGCGCTGGTAATCGAACGAATCGCCCTTGCAGCGCTCTACCTGGCTGCCGTAGCTCGGCAACTTCTCCTTCGACAAGTTAACGATGATCTCGTATCCATGCGTACAGCCTACGAAATAGGCGTTACGCGCGGTGTTACGTGCGATTTTGTATACGTTGTCGACGTAGGTGTCAAAGTGGTTAACGAACTTCACCGACAGGTACGTGAGTCCGATCGCGTACACGGTGATGCCTACCGTAAATGCTCGCAGTTTGTTGACCATCAGGTAGATCGTACCACTCGCCAACCAACGAAATCAAACTAATAAGTTGACTAACGATCCACGTCAAAGATACGATAATTCGTGAGGGACCTGAACAAATGAAAACGCACGTTTATATTCTTCTGTTGGTAATTAACCTGGCTATCATCGCTTGCTGCGGGAAGGTTGGACCCCAAGGTCCAGCCGGCCACAGCAGCATAGTTCTAACCCAGCCCATCTTTGCCGGAAACACGGTTTGTCCCACGGGGGGATCCCAGATCATCACCGCGCTGGACGCGAACGACGACGGTCTCGTGCAGGCGGCCGAGATCAAGTCGTCGTCGGTCGTCTGCAACGGTTTAAACGGAACGGACGGCCTGAACGGTCACAATGCCCTAGTAGGAGCCGTAAGCTTGTCCGTGTCCGATCCGACCTGCTCCAACGGCGGGACGTTGTTTCTCGCAGGCACTGACCTAAACGACGACGGCGTTTTACAGGTCGGGGAAACTTCCGCTTCCTTCAAGGTATGCAACGGCGTTAACGGCACAAACGCGACGGTCAGCCCTCTTACCCCGACGGTCGCCATCGCGCCTTGCGGCAAGAATTCTTCCCCGTACAAGGAGGTTTTGCTCGGCATGTACGACGGATCGATCCTGGCTAGCTTCTCGGACGACGCCAACGGCAAAAATACGCGCCTGGTGTTGATCACGGACGGTAGTTTCCAGGACACCGACCAGTCGGGATGCGTTTTCTACGTCAGCAGCGGAACCAACGCTCGTACCTTGGCCTGGGGCGCCGGCAGTAACGGCTACGCGACCTGGAACGCGGGTAGCTACTCTTGGACTCCGAACACGTGGCTCGCTCGCTGAAGAAAAAGCAAACCGCCGGGAAATCTTCCCGGCGGCGCCGGAGCCTTAAGAAGACGGTGGATCCTTCTTCGAACGATCAGGAATCGATGATGAACTTTCTCTACGGGTTCTTGATGCTTCCGGGCCATTACTACCCGGTTGACAAAACGCGTCAAAAATGAGAAGATCGGGCCATGAGAAAACTGATCATAATCGCCCTGATGTTCATGGCTTTCAACCTCTTAGCTGAATCTGCACGTCCGGGAACTTCGGACGAAGAGACGGTTCACTTCGCGGCCCACTTCGGCATGAGCTACGCGATCAGCATGTTCACCTACGGGATCGCCGAAAAGGCATTCCGATTCGATAAGACAGACGCCATGATCTTCTCGGTCGTTTCGACGTTGATGGTCGGTGCGGCGTACGAGGTTCTCCAAGAAGGAGAAACAAACAACCCAAACTTTGGGCAAGACTTCAAGAAGGCTATGTTTCGGAATGCGGCGGGTATAGCGGCATTCGGCGTCACGGTCAAGGTGTTCGATTTCTGAGGTTCGGTTTAGCAAACTCACGAAGAGGAAATGATGCGGATGAAGCAGGTGATCGTTCTTCGCAAGGATCTTAATATGCGCAAGGGGAAAATGGTGGCGCAAGGCTGCCACGCATGCCTTGGCGCTGCGAGTAATGCTTCTCCAGATGCGGTATTTGCCTGGCGCAACGGGTACAACGGAGTCAAGATATGCGTCGGCGTCGACTCCGCAGAAGAACTTTTCAAGGTCCATGAAGAGGCAAAAAAATTGGGACTTCCAACATACCTGGTGCTCGACATGGGGTTGACGGAGTTCAAGGAACCTACCTACACCGCGGTCGGGATCGGTCCAGCTACGGTGGAAGCTGTTGATTCGATAACCGGGAAGCTCAAGCTTTTATAGGAGGAAGCCGTGGGGAGCAACAAATACACCGTATCTTACTTCATCAAGGGGAAGAATCATGTACGCGTTGACTAAGATTGTGAAGGCCGCCAACGACTATCGGAAGTTGCGAGGGATGTTTCCGGACGTCATTACGGTCTCTGAGGCCGACTACGACCTGTACCTAGAAGAAGTGACCTTGCATGCGGGGGAATCGATTACCGGTAACCCAAACCGAAGCGATGGCCGATGCCACGTTCAGTTCCTTGAAAACTTCAACATCTCCGTCGTACCGGAAGATACAGCCAGTAGCGTTATGGCGATAAAGACGATCTAAGGTTAACTCAACTTCAACTACCTGCTCCACTATGTTGCGCCCATAAAAACTAAAATTGAACAAAAAGTTAACAGTTTCGGGATATTAAGATAAGAGGTTAGATTCGATCTTGCAATATTTGATAGTTTTGGTAAGCTATTCTTAGGAAGTCGAGGTTTTTATGAGCGACCTAATCAAAATCGGACAAGTAATCGCTTACAAAGGCGAACAATGGAAGGTCATCGGCGTAGGCGTTACTAATCCAGACAACGGAAATGTCTACCTGCATCTTGCCCATACTACGAAAGGCGTTACCCAACGTAACGGTTTTCGCCCCTTGCAAGCTTGCGATTGGGTAGACCTCAAGGAGGCGGTGGCAAAGGTATGAAGCTTCCGTCCAACTTTCAACAATGGAATAGGGGGATACGAGGCGCTTATCTAAAGGGGCACAAGGCATTCGAGGCTGGCGAATCCGAGGCGTGCTGCCCCTACGAGGACAAGCGCAAAGATTCTGGACGGTTAACTTGGTCCAGAGCCTTTATATCTGCATGGTCTGATGGATACCGAGATGCCCAAAACGAAAAGAAAACAGAAGGTGAGTGATGTTTACCCAACCCAAGACTTGCCCAAACGCCGAATGCGGAGCTACGGGCAAGTTCTTCATCAAGAAGGGCTACTTCAAGACCAAGTGGAACGCCCAACCCGTTCCCCGCTATCGCTGTAAAAAGTGCGGGAAGTTCTTTAGCTCGCACACCCTTCGCCCTACCGCTGGACAGAAGAAGCCGCACCTAAACCACGAAATTTACAAGCTATACGCTTCGGGGATGACGCAGAAGCGCCTTGCTCAAGTCATTGGGTGTAACCCCAAGACAGTCGCTCGGAAGGTCGGATGGCTAGAAAGACTTGGGTGACGACCAAGAAAGCCGAGATGCTTCAAGCGCACCTTGATTTGTATATCGCTTGGAACAATGGCTATAAAATCTTTCACTCGAAGTCAGGCGCAGTCTAGTGGAGCAGGTAGCAACTTCAAGACCCACCGCTTCTTGCCGCAGTCCCAGATGCGATCGTACCCTTGAGCCAACCTCAAGGCTCGTTCGGTCTTACCTGATGTGCGCTCCAGTGAAGTTTTCTTGAGAGATTGCTTCGAGTACCTACGTTGCTGCTTGACGTAGCTGTAGTCCGGCGGCAGTTCTGCGTCGAGGATAAAGCCGGTCTTCTCGTACACGGCACCTGCGGACCATCGGTTATCGGACCAAGACACGATCCTCTCGTATCCTTTATTTTTAGCCCAGACGGAAAGAGCGCGGATCATGCGGGAAGCTCCGCCGTGAACCTTGACGCCCGACGCGAAACACATGCGATCTAGGACGAGATCTTTGCTCAAAGCAGTACGGTGGTGCCGGGAACCGGTAGTCACCGCTATGAGTTCTTCGCCCAAGTACAAGCCAAACGCAGACATCGGGGCGCGACGCATACCTTGAACATGGTTTGCCTCTACGAACTTGACTGCCAGTTCTGGAGAAACTTCTAAAACCCTACACTTGCTTGCTCCTACAGTGCGATCCGAATCTCCCACGACTGATCGCAAGAAGTTTTTGACTTGTGCGCGACGGTTTATCCATTCATCCTCAAAGACAGTTATGAGACGTATGCCCTCCGCGGCGGCTTGCAGCATCTTGTTTCTGTGATATGTAGGAGGCTTATTCATGCCCTCTCTGTGCCACCATAAGCCACAGTACTCTATACCAATTCCCTTATCGAGCCTAACAGCGTCAATTTCTTTGCCCGATCGCATCTTGTATCTACGAACGGTGCCGGGTCCTAGCAACTCCGACAGTTCTTTCTCGGCCGCAGAAGTGCCGTGGTTGGAGCAATATTGACAGCCATAATATAGATCGTGAGCAGTCTTCCTGGATTCTTTTCCGCAAGTCTTACATCGGACAAAATAAAAGCCTTCTTTAGGTATCTCACTGATGAACTCAGAGTGAACTCCAACTCGATCCTTGATGTTACTGCAACGTCTTCCATCTCTGACGTTGATATTGGCAGCTCTGGACCATAGAACCACGGTACGATCTGATACGGACAATTCTTTGGCTATCTCTCTTATACATAACCCGGAGCTTGCCAGACCGAAAAGTCTGCTTTTCTTCTCATTACGGAACACAGCTTCTCGTTCTCTCAGCGATAAGGTAGGTTTATTCAGAGACTTCCAGTTGGTGTTAGTCTTGCCTGTAGCGTGGCGCCACCACCTACTGTAACAACGATGACAAGTTGGTCCTTTGTGCCATTTGCTGGTACTTGTAGTAGATCCGCATTGGATACACGTTCGATTCATGCAATTATTATAATACAAAAAACAAAAACCCAAGGTATCTTTCGATACCCTGGGGTTTATTATGCGTATTATCAATAACTTGTTCTTAGAACAAGTTGTCTGCGAGAACGTTCTTGCGCGGCTGGTAACCAGCGATGGTTACGAACCGGAAGCTCGCCGTCGGCATGCTGAGGTCGGCGATAGCCAACTTCAACCGGCTGTAGGGAGCAAGTTCGTGGAAGCCAAACGTGTCTTGCTGGACCAGGTAACCCGTGCCGAAGCCCGGCTGTTTGTTGCCGAGATCGGTGAAGGTCGTCGTACCACCTTGGTTCGCAACGCGACCGATATACTTCGCGTTCGCCGCGCTGGTGCCGCGGTAGATGCTGAAGTAGATGGCCGTCGCTTGAGCCGCGATGGTCAGGGTGATGACCTGGCCGGCCGAGCAGCTTACCGCGTTCGACAAGACACCCGTGGATTCGCCGCGCTCGTTAGAGGCGGTGATCAGGTACTTGGCGTTGGTCAAGCTCGGGAGCAAGCTGCCCGAACCTGAAGCCGCCGGCTGCACGCTGATCGTCGGAGCCGCCGGTGCGCCCACACGGGTGCGATCCGGAGACGTTTTGCCCGACAGGAAGCGCGAGTCTTCCAGCGACACGGTCGTGGTGCTGACCCACTGGCGACGCAGATCCGCGCCGGACGCGTCCTGCGGCGAACCCGCCAACATGATGCGCTGGAGGCTGTTCACGCCAGTTCCGAGGGCCACCGTCTTGTTATAGCCGGTGAGGATCTCGGGGCTGATGACCAGCTTCTCGGCGTGGCCCATGTTCAAGCGCGAACGCAAGGACATATCTTCGATCAGGGACTGATCGAGGGCGCCGTTCTTCGCGAGGACCACGCTCTGGTTCGAGCCGTAGCTCGCGAACATGAGGTCCTGGGTCGTGGACAGGATGTCCGACTGGCGAACCTGGACGTCGAGGCCCAGCATGTTCGGCAGTTCCGGGATCGCCAACGGGTTACCGTCGAAGACACCGGCGTTCGAAAAGTCCGCTTTCCCTTTAAAGGAGTCGAACTCGATGTCGCCCGCGAGTTTCAGAGCCGAGTTTTCGGCTTCACGATCTTCCGCCTTCTTATCGTCGAAGGTTTCGACCATGTTCGCGGCGAGGGTGACGCGACGCACTTCCGAGTAGAAGCACATCGGGACCACCGCACGTACGTAGTCGCCAACATCCAGGTCACCGACCGCGCCTTCGCGCTGAGCGGTTCCACCGAAGCGGCCGTACGACAGCTGACGATTGAACTGGACCAAGAGAGACTTGCTCTTCTTGACCGGGAACATTTTTTGAAGCTTAATGTGACTATCGTCGTACGTCACATTGTGCATGACAGGGCTCAGGTCCTCGATCTGGAGGGCCGAACCTTGGACCAACTGAGACGGGGCGGTGTTGTACTGCCCGGCCTCAAGGGTCTTGATCAGTAGTTGAAGGGACTGCGAGAGGTCCATTATTTGTTTCCTCCGATACCAAGAATCTGATTGATTCTCTCTTCGTTCTCACCACTGAGAACGAAACTGTTGATCGCCTGCCGGTCCGACTTGGACAGGCCGGCTTCTTTAACTTTGTCGTTCAAGCGAGCGATCTTCTCCGACTTCGTCAGAGTGGGTTTTTCGCTTTCCTGAACACCCGAGCGCTGCGCAAACTCGATGCCTTCGACAGACTTGCGGGTAGGCCGCATCGCCTTGTTGAGGGTACCGATCAGCTTCTCGACGTCGGCTTCCAGTTTCTTTTGAGCCGCCTTGCTGTTTTCCAACTCTTTCTTCAAGAGGGCAACTTCGCTCGGCGTCTTTTCAGACTTCTGGGCCATTTCAGGAGCCGGCGCTTCTTCTTCCGGAGCAGCTTCCGGAGCCGGAGCTTCGGGGGCCGCTTCGGCTTCCATACCGTCCTGCGACGAGTAGTGGTGCTTCAGCGCTTCGCGGACGATCATGTAGTGCCGTTCCAACTCTTCGGGCGGCATCGAGCAGTAGATCTCGTGCAGCTCTTCGTCGGAAAGCTCTTCCTCGCCGGGTTCTTCCAGAGCTTCTTCGCTCGGGGCTTCTTCCGGCGCGGCTTCTTCCGCAGGGGCTTCTTCTTCGGGCGCCATCTCATCTTCCGGAGCCGGAGCAGCTTCTTCTTCGGGAGCAGCTTCTTCTTCGGGCATATCTTCGGACGGCGCGTCTTTTTTCATCGGCGCAGCTTCACCACCGTTAGCTTCCGGCGCGAGGTTTTTTTCCTCGGCCTTCGCAACAGCGGCGGACTTCGCAGCAGCTTCGGACTTCACCAAAGCTTCCTCAACGGAAGCCAGGATCTCGTCGAGCTGTTCTTTGCTCATGTCGGCCATAAAAACTCCGTTCTCTGGAGGTTACTCCTCGACCAATTACTGTTGGTCGGTGAGCTTGTTGATCGAATCCGGGAACTCGCTGGTGATCAGCGTGGCGCCGGTCAGATCGTAGCTCGACGGGAGCGGATCAACTTCATAGATGTCAACGCGCGTACCCTGGAGCACGCATTTCGCGAGAACCTGGATACGAACAGCTTCGGACACAGCCGTGCTGTCGCGCAGGATCGTCGATTTGTGCGGCGAATAACGAGCCTGAGCGCCGCCAACCGCATTCTGGCGACCATCGTTCGGATCTTCCGCTTCGATCTTCACGAAGATGGTTTCTCCCGAAGCGACCAGCTTCAGGATCGGCATACCGTTCGCGTCCTGCGAATCGGTAAAAACAACGCTGGCGAGGGCCAGAGACAATTCTTGCTTCAAATTGCGCATGAGCGCTTGGGCTTTGAACAACGACACAGTTTTTCTCCTGTTGCTTGCGGCAAAATTTTATTTCGCCGAACCGTACTCACTTAGTGAGAAGGGCTTTCGTGATCACTTGACCGCGCGCCCAGAGCATGTTCTAAGTTAAGTCTTTAGGACACTTGCGCACGTTTCTTGCACGCAAATTCATAAATTTTTGTTTTTATTAGTAAAACCAGCTGATGGATTCAGTAGGAGTTCCTAGGTTACGCGCGGAAGTGGTCGAAAACAGAGCATAACCGTAAGCACCGGCCGATTTATTCAAGGATGCTTCGACGGCTTTGAGCCCCTTTCTTTTCGCCCATCGCAAAGCCGCTTCACGGGCAGCTGCGGGCACGTTTGCGCCAAATTCAAACATCAAAGTTCCGCCGTCGCCGACGGTGGCGCGCGCTTCGTTTTTGGCAAGCTCGGACTTCTGCTGCTGCTCGATCCCATTCTTTAAACCCTGGGCCACAGCTTTGGGCTGAACCTGTACGGGCTGACCGGGACGCATCGCACGCAGCCATTTACGGATCCGGTAATATAATTTCGGGGGAAGAGATTTCTGAATATCATCCGACATCTCTTCGATCATTCCAAGGGTAAGGTCGTTCAGATTCATGATATTCCTATGATTAGGACAGCTTGAGCGTCTTGACGAGATGCGCTACGTCGCCAGCGTCCACGAAATGATACCCAAGAGCTGAGATAAGTCTGCCGGCCGCTTCAGAGAAAATGGCTTCGCGACGGTATTGCTTGAGGACCGTGGCGTCCATACCTTCCAGTTCTAGGTTCTTCATCAGCTCCTCGCACGCCTTCACTGTTTCAGAAAGCTTGAGCGGGGAAGACGGGAACGTTTTTCGTCCGGACACAACGTTGTACACCTCTCCCATCGTCGGATTCGGGTTCGTCGCAAGCAAGTTTTTTAGTTGCTTGATAGTCCATTCAGCGGACACACTTTCGTGCATCCCTAAACCGTGGTGCTTCAAAGCGTAGTTCAGCTTTGCCGGGTTTAAGTTCATGATCCAGTCGCGCACGTGCGGGAAAACCCGATCATTGGCAAACTCTGTTCGACCACTGATTGGATGGGCGACGTAGCTGGACGGAGTATGATCGTGATGCATGAAAGACTCGTCGTTGTCCACATGCATCAGCTTGCCTTCGGGGCTTACTAGCACGTTTTGCGGCCGACGGTCCCATCCGGCGCCTAAGATGAAGTCGGTCAAGAAAAGTTTCTGCAAATCCCCGTTGGCTCGCGCAGCATCGATGTGCTTCTGGGCTTCCGGATGTTCCGAAAGCGGGACAGCGCCGGGCACCTTCTTGATCGCTTGGTATAGCACTGGGTTACCGTCATGGCGCAGAAAGAAGTGAGACGTTTCAGGAACGTGGTTCCCCATCCCAAGCTCTTTGGCGGCAACATGGTACGCCGCGGCGTGGCGGGCAGTATCGAAATCTCCCTGGGCGCCGAGGACACGCTTTGACGGCTTAACAATCACTTCCTCGCCGGCATCGTTCTTGGCTTGGTGGATCTGATTTCGAAAACTGGAGTGACCCGGATCGTAGGGGACAAACCCAGCCAGATGGATGCCGTCCACTAGGCGTTTCTGCTCGTCCGTCGCAGCCTTATTGTCGGAGTAGCTCGGAGAAACGCGGTGAGCAAGCTTCAAGCCCTTCTTCAGCGAAACCTGGTGAGCGACCTCGGAAAAATGATCGATGTACGACTCCGACACGTTCGGAAGCTCGGCCTTCAGCCATTCCTTGAGAGGCCGAGAGCGTGGCCAGTCACGGAACTTGGCTTTCATGCTGTTCAGTTCCGTGCGAGGAATGATGTGTTCCCGAGACAAAGCGGAGCCGCCGACGAGCGACGACGGAGCGACGTTGTAGCCGCCCGCAGTCAAAGTTTTTACTAGGGCGTTAGCCGACTCGGCAAGAGCTTCGAAAGGGTCTTCTTCAAGAATGATCGTGTTGACTTCACAAAGATATTTACCATCAAAGCCAGCTTCGGACTTGCGGTAGATTTCGGCCATCTGGGGATCTTCGAGCAGACCGGAAACGCACGACTTGTTGCACGGACGGAGTGTCAGAGCGACCCGACGACCTACCGACCGCTTCAGCTCGTTGCCCTCGCGCTCAAGCGTAGAACCTTCGATCGAAAAACCGGCCAAGATCTTTTCGCCTTTTCGGGCGTAATGACGGATGATCGCCGCTGCCGCAAGGGCACCGGGGTGCATCTCGTCGTCGAAAAGTTCCGCGATGATGTAAACGAACGGTTTCTGACAGGAATTCCAATAGCCGAGCTGGCGATCGTTGTCGCAATCCTTCGGGCCAAAGATCTTCTTCGCGAAGGTGATCTCGCCCAGGATGTTGTCGGCGCCAGACTCAACGGGAGCGTGCTCCCAGTTAAGAACGCCCTTACCGCTCACCAAGTCGGAGATGTCGTGGCCATGGATGTCGAGCACTTCGCCCGAGCTGTCCAAGTGGCTGGAGGCCGCGATTCCGTCGATCCGCATTCCCAAAACTGTTATCTCCCGGCGGTTCTAAAACAATTACCAACGCCGAAAAAGGTTTATTTATCGGGTATTCCTCGATAAAACAATTACGGCTCAGTCTAAGATTAGGGTCGGCTCAACGGGCGATTCCGGGTGAGACGAGCAGTCACAGGGAGGAAGTCCGAACGTCGGCTCGCTCTTACCGAGCTGGTTTTTCTGTTCCTGGACCACATCGTAGTTTGGCCCGACGTAGGTGATCCGGCCACTTGCATCGAACCCGTACCCAGGCGGAATGAACGTCATGACGTGCCGGCAGTTCGGGTGGAGCGGGGCGTTGAAGATTTCTTGTCCGTCCCATTCCTTAGCCTTGAAGTATCCCTGCCGGACGCTGCTCAGCTTGAACGCACGGGGGATGATGGGGTTCGGCATGTGGTACATGTGCAAGCAGAACTTGCAGGTTTTCGAGTCGTACCGGCCAAGGAAAGCCACGACTGGATCTTCTACCCCTACGTCGGCCGCAATTCGCTCTATGCCGTCGCGCTCAGCGTAAGCTTGGACAATCCGAGCTTCGTTGGTCGCCAGCAGGTTCACATATTTCGTCGCGTCGTTGATCGCTTCGGTTATGGCCCTAAGCGCGTCTCCTTTGGTCTCTGCGGACTCAATACCTTTCTTGACCTTGTTGATCGACCGAAGACGCTCGGCTTCCAAATAGTTAGCGGTAACCTCAAGAATATCGTTCAGTTTTTCCCGGTCTGGAGCAAAGGATGGGCCGTACAGTACGGTACCCGCGTGGCGGTATATGGACTCCAGAGAGTCCATGGGATCTCCAGGCTCGACAGAGAAAGAGATCGAGGGGCCTGGGAAGATCTCTCCGAGGAGGCGTGCGCGCATCCTGGCGAACACGTCGGAGACGCCCGACGTGATCATCCGAATCTGTCGGCGGCTGATCTTCACCGAATCACTCCAGAGCTTTCTTTGCGCTTTCCAAGGCAGCCTTTGCGTCCGCCTTCCACTTCTTCATGACGGAGCCGACCTGCTCTTTGTGACGCGCAAGGATCATCTTAGACAGCTCGTCGTGGTTGTGCTTGATACCTTTCTCAAGCAGAAGATAATTTCCGGCGAGCCACTCCTGCTGCTTGCGCAAATTGTTAGCCGCGATCTCGGCTTTCTGAGCATCCGAAGCACCTAGGGGCGCCTGCTCTTCCTGCGGGGGAGCATCGTTACCCTGGCCTTGATCTTGTCCGGGAACGGCACCGCCGGCTGCTGCAGTGGCTTGCTGCTGCTGCATCATGATGTTCTGCATCGCGATCTGCGTTTTCTGCAGCACTAGCTGCTGAAACTGGATCCAGAACGGATCGCGCATATACTGATAGCGTGGGTCCATTGCTGCACCATCCACGCCCATGTAGTACTGCATGATCTGTCCAACCGTCAGGTACTTATCCATGATAGCTTGGAATTGTGGATTAAGCGGGAAATCGCCACCCATCTCCTTGGCGTAGGGATCTTTCTCGACCTTCTTCATGACGTCGTTCATCGTCATGTGGATCGGCATGTCCTGCGATAACCGGGTCGCTTCCTTCTCTGGGCTGTCCTTGTCCAGGCCGGCAAACACGATCTGGTATTCGTCCGACAACTTCTCATCGAACTTTGGCAAGATGTGCGTGTTAAGCAAGTCTGTGATGTCCGCGATCAGGGGGCGTAGGCCGGAGTCCCGAGCGGCCGACAACTTCCATTCGTTGTCGGACTCGGCAAGAGCCTGGCTGTTCGTACCGCGCGCCAAGTGAGCGTAGCCAGGCAACTCTTCCGGAGACATCTGGTAAGCGGACAAGATCACGCGAGCGTTGTTGTCCATCAAGCTGATGAACTCCATGTCGCGGCCGGAACTGTCGATCGCCTGCCAGGTGAGCTGATCTCCCTGACCAACGCCGAACACCGGCATGCGCCAGGAGTTCGACACAGAGTTGATCGACTGATGGAACTGCAAACGAATCTTTTGGAGAACGCTCTCGTCCAAGTCCTCAGACTGGAAGATAAGCATCCCGCGGCTGGCACGGCCGTTCTGGAAGTAGAGCTTGTTGTGCAGCGTGATGTTGATGTGCGTCGTGATCGCGTTGAGAGTCTGGTCGATCGGGGTGAGGGGGTAGCCGTTGTATTCCACCCCGGTGACAGGGTAGAAGTTGTATACGACCATTTCTTCTTCGGTAAAAGCTTGGAGTGGTCGCCCATCAATTACTTGGACGTACTTATACTCATCTTTCTCGTACCGTTCAACCTCAAGCCGCTCGTTCTTGATTTCGGACAACAGCCGCATGCCTTCAGCTCGGGCGGACTGATCAGCTTCCTTCTTCGGAACGACGCGGTAGATCGTACCGGCATCTACGGGGCGAAACGCGACAAGCTTCTTGCCTTCTCGCACGTCAGTTTTATAAATGAATTCAACAGCGCAACGCCCGAAGGACAGGCCGTCGCGGGTGATCATCTTGAGAAACTGAGAAAAATTAGGGTGGAAATACTCGTCATCTACCTCGCGAGAACCGCAGTTCCACAAAGTTTCTTTCAGCTCGCCGATCTTCTTCTTGATTTCTTTCTGCTCCTCGGGGGTACGCTGGCGTCGAGCCGTAGGCATTTCCTCAAAGTCGAACCCGAGCGAAAAACGAGAAGACCGCGGGCGGCCAAACGAAGAGATCATGTTCGATCTGGCCTGCAGGATCGCACAGATGAGATCGTCACCTTGTGGCCCGGAAATACGCTTGATGATGTTGTCCGGTACGAGGTTGTTCTTTACTCGGTAAAGAGACCCATAAGAATTACGTATGTTCTGAGGATCGGACTCGAACGAAAGACGAGAAACCTGCTGAGTCTCCTGAGTCTTGAGAGACTTCAGGATCATTTCCAGGACGGTATCGTTAGGAGACGACAGTGGCCCCTTGCCACTTTCCGCCTTCTGCATCTCGGCCAGAGCGACCGGGTCCAGGACCATCATTGGTTCGGCTTTTCTTTTTTGGCCGACCACCACAACTGGGTTCTTTTTTCCTGCCATATCTTACTCTGCGAGGTAATAGCTCAGGGTCAAAGGATTGATTGACTTATTAACAACCACAGCCTGGTACGTTTCTCCCCACTTACTCGTGAAGCCTACGAGAGACTGGTCTCCGGCCACTACAGGGTTCAAAACGTTGTTGTCTCCAGAGTCTCCGTTGTAGCGTACCACGGCGTCCTGATCGAACTCCATGTAAACGAAGCGTTTGGAGCTGGTATAAAACACGATCGAGTTCGCGACGTACGACAATACTGATTCGTTAGGAAGCGGGTTTGCGCTCATAATGTCCACGGTCGAAGGGGTGACCGCCTGAACAACGTAGGTTCTCTGACTAACCGGACTGAAGGTTCCGGAAATACGCAACTTCGAACCTTCCTGAACTCCCGAGGAGGAGTAGATTTGAATATCGCTTACGCCGGGAGAGGCGACGGTTTCGGAAGCGCCGCTGAAAGATTGATCGACCGGCCGAACGCACGACACTACGCTTCCGCTGATACCGACTACGGTCCAAAGACCTGCGTTCAGGGGGTTAAACGCAAACGGTCCGGTGTCGTTTTGAAGCTGTCCCGCAACGCGAAGCACGTCGCCCACTTGAACTCCGCTAAGGACCGCGGAACCAAAGTTAAACGTGGCCAAGGCATTGTTGTTAACAGTGACCACAACTTGCCCCAAACCGGAAATGGATCTGGGAGTTCGGAACCCGGCGGCGCCCGCAGTAACCGAAAGGCGATACAGTGACGTTTGTCCAGGCAGTAGCTGCAAGGACAAGACTGATGTGTTGTCCAGCAAGGACGGCGAGGTACCGTCGAACAAGGTCAGCGATGCGCCGGGGGCAATCGTTTTTGTCTCAGACGAAGGGTTCTGGACCGAGATCGAGAACATCTTCCTCGTGATATCAAACGAGCGCAAGGAAGGGTTATCGTTCGTAGCGCCGTCGCGGTAGGCTAGGAAGCTGTTGATGACGTTGAGGTTAGTTACCATCTTTGTTCCCGTAAAAGCTGGAAATGTTGGATCTTCCTTGTAAAGAGATTAGGTCAGCCAAGGTCGTCGTCTCCGGTAAAATCCACGATGATGCTGCCGCTGCGGTTTCGTACTCCCTCGATCTGTCCGCCCGACGTAAGTTCGCGAATCTTTCCGCCAAGTGCGCTTGAAAACGGGCTATCAGGCATAGGCATGGGCTTTGGCTGCGGGATCGATGAGGCCGTCTCGGTCGGTATAAGAGCCAGGCCGCTCTTCTTAAACGGCATGTTCTGCCCCATGTACCGGACGGTATCCCCGATGTCGGCGTACTCTTCGTCATCCGGTTCCTTCGTCGGGTTTCCGGCCGGATCCAGCTTGTAGTGATGGTTCTTAAACATGTCGATCACCACCTGGTTCTTTGGATGCTTGATCACCTTCAGGCGGCGGCGCCCAACCCCATCGATTATGTATGCCTTGACCGCGCGTATCCCATCCTGGATGTCCTTCTTGAAGTCAACGCACGGCAAGTGGTTTTTGCGAAACATCTTGATGTAGCCCGGCGAAGCATTGTCCGGGTAATATTTGACTTTATTATAAGTTTCATTAACTTGGATCCCGTACTTGAGCATCTCTTCCGGGTCCAAGCCGCTGATAGCTTCGCAATCAAAAATCCACCAATCGCCGCTTGGTACCAGAACATGAACCGTGATCACGAAGAAGTGCCTGGTGCCCCAGTCAACCGAAGCCTTGAACCGAAGTCCCTTGTCCAGCAGCATAGTCATGAGCTTGCGCAAGCCATGCTCAGAATTGTCCTCCACGTAGCTGGGCGCGGGTTCGCCGCTAAACTCTTCCCACGCCTGCCTGATGGTCAGGGTGTTGCCGGTAACCTCGGTCTCGTCGAAGCGCTTGTAG